CTAATACCTTTGGCACTATCAACTAAGAACTTTATCATGTTTGTTTTTTCATCATCATTTTTCTCAACAAAACCTATATTTTTCATTGCTTGTCCAGAAGTGGGGCTAACTTCTGTTTCATTTTCTGAAACCATAACAAGGCCAGAATCTTTATCCCAAAATACGTTTTCTACAACAATATCTGCTGCAGAACCCTTAAAAACATTTATCCCATCTACCTTTTCAATAGAAATAATGCTTGCAAATTGATTTGCTGGTGAATCTACAAGACTCAACTCTATCAAATCATATTCCTTAATAATTCTAATTTGTTTATCTGACTTTTCATCATAGCCATCGTCCCACTTGTTCATTCTTCCGCCAATTGAAAAACCTGTATATGTTCCATCCAATACTTTCTCCCACGCATTTTGTGCGCCTTTTGATACATATGCAGAAACAAAAACACCAGAATAAAACTTCTTTGTATCTGGATCAAAATATTTATCTTCTTTAAATGCTACCATCTTACCTACTGCAGATGGTTGATGCATTTCACGGATGTTTCCTCTAAATTTAGAAAAAGCCTTTAAACTAGCGTCACTTGTGACAATATCGTTTTGTACATCAAGATTGTCTAGTGTCGCAAAACCTGACACAACTCTACGTTCCTTGTCAACCTTAGCAAAAGGCATTGACAACCTTACGTTGTCTCCTTCTGTTGACCAATGGGCTTTATTAATGATACTCATATCACATCCATTATATCAACTTTTTCAACGGATACAATATTTGCAAATTGATTTGCTGGTGAATCTACAAGACTCAACTCTACCAAATCATATTGCTTAATAACTCTGATTGTCTTATCTGATTTCTCATCATAAGCATCGTCCCATTTGTTCATTCTTCCGCCAATTGAAAAACCAGCGAGAGTTCCATCAAGAACTTTTTCCCAAGTGTCTTGGGCACCCTTTGAAACATATGCAGAAACAAAAACTCCATTGTAAAACTTGTTTGTGTCTGTATCAAAATACTTGTCTGCTTTAAATGAAACCATTTTGCCTACTGCTAGTGGCTGATGCATTTCTCTAATGTTCCCTCGGAATTTTGCAAATGCTTCCATTGATGCTTCTGCTGTTACAATATCATCTTGCTTGTCAAGATTGTCAAGGGATGCAAAGCCTGATACGATTCTTCGCTCTTTATCTACCTTGCTAAAAGGCATAGATAGACGGAGATTATCTCCATCTGAATTCCAATGTGCTTTAGATATAATCATGGTTATTATATTATATACCCTTTTTTATTAAAGTATCACTATTTGGACAAATCGGTCAAGTCATCAAACTTACGACCTTCGCCTTTTGGATTTCTTCCACTTGTTGTGGCTGGTCCATCTGACTGGTTGTTGACTCTTTCCGTATCCCTTGCTCTATTTGCATTATCATTTGCTGCCTGTTCTGGCTTTGGATCAAATGGCTCATTGCCACCTTCAATCTGTGGAAGACCAAGAAGTTCTCGGCCCTCGTTTGGAAGCATAACCTGTGTCTTGACAAGTCTTTCGATAATTTGTGATTGAGCAATCTCGTCTGTAAGTGTAAGTTCGTTAAACTTAAACTCCAGAATATCTGTCTTTTCTTTTACAATTTTATTAATCATCTTCTCAAGATTTCTCTGGGCTGGTCTTGCAACCTGCTCTTTAAAGGTACGGTCCTGTGAGAGTGCTGCAGCAATTGCTGACGAATCAGAACCACCAATTTTAGAAAGGGGAACTTGGTGAGCAACAAGAATATCATCCCTGTTCTGCTTTCTATACTCTTTAAATGATGCTTCCTGAATTCCATTTTCTACAGGGTCCATCTTAAACTCTACTTTGTTGGTGTCAGAGTCTCCTGGCAATGGAATGTATAGTGTTCTGTGGTTTTGACCCTTAAGGCCTGTCTGCAAGAATCTGAACATCTTATCCTCTGCCTCAGCAGATAACTTTGCGCCCTTAAGAGTTACAACATATCTTGGTGTTGCTTTGTTCTGGAAGTAATCAATATTGTACTGTGATGCAAGTTGGTCTCCGTGTAATGATCCAATTGCAGACATGATATCTGGTACTCCGTAAAAAGTGTTTAGTGGTGAATATTCTTTAAAGTGAATAATTTCGTTTGGTCTTGCATCTGTTCCAAGTGGGTTTGGGTTTGTTCCTCCAAAATTACGGAAGTAAACAACTTTGTTTCCAATAACCTGAACATATCCATCACGCAATCTACGTACACGCATTGTGGTAGATGGAATATGACCCACATATCCAATTTCTCCACGAACGGTTCTTCCTACCTCAAGGTAGGCATTTCCTGTTGCTTGTAAATCAGTAAAAACCTTTTCCATTGTTGTTGTAAAAGAATCTTCATCATTTAAAGACTCCAGCCAATCAGTCATTTCAATTTTTGCTCTTTCAATTCTTTTTCTTGCATTCTCAGAAGTCTTTGGCTCTGATGCTTCTAACTTAAGCATAGTTCTTTTTGAAACTTTAAACTCATATCCAAGACCAACAATATTTTCTACCTTTGCATCAATAGCAGCATGGTTAGCAAAAGAGGTATCATAAAAACTTGCAAGTTCATATAAATTCCATGGTGGAGTAATTACATCAAACAGTCCGTAAGCATTTCTAAATACAGTTCCTGAGTTTATCTCTTTAGACCTTGCTCCGTTGATACCGACGCTTTCTGCTCTTGAACTATCAATATATCCTTGAGTTGCCTCCCCTTTGACTATTCGAGATGTTCGTCTTTTAAAGTTAGGATCAAGCCCTTGTAAGTCTTTGATTACATCCCATGACTGATTAAATGGATCTTGCTTTGTAAAAGTATCATCTTCTGGCAAAAGATTGTCAGTCTTTGCTCTAATAAAAAAATCTTTATCTTCAGTCATTAGTCATCACTTCCATATTTTGCAATAGTATCTTTGGCTGCCTGTACTGCACCAAGATCGTTCATTGAAGGAATAAGTCCTTCTGCTAATCTTTGTTTTTGTTCAGAATATTCTTCTTCTGAGATTCTTGTTAGACCTGGAACAAAGACACATGTTCCATCTCCTTCATCCCCGTAATATTTTGCAGCATCTTTTAATTTAGATATCTGAAGGATGTCTCCCTTTTGAGATTCAATGTTTAAAACAGAGCCATTTCCATCTGTAAACCATTTTCCGTTAGCCTTTTTGTAGACGTAAAGGCCCCAATCGTAGTGCTTCTCAATAATTTTTGCACGAGACTCACCTATTTGCCCCTTCATTCTGGGCAATGCTTTCTTCTTTTTGCGTGGATCTTGGGTATTCATATACTCAAGTATACCATATTAGACAGCAGGAACGGTTATTAGTTTTGACGTTATACCAGAATAGATCCTATATACATGGTCTGTAGTCGACCTAAGACTATTAACAATAAGAGTTCCTGAACTATCAATAATAATCTTGTTTGTTCCTGTATAACTTTTATAGATAGTGGAGGGGCTGACACCATAAAAGTTCTTTGAAGAAACAATTTTTACCCCTTCCCAATCAAAGTCTGAAGATCGCCAATAGTCCCAATCAAGGACCTCTGGGGGAGCGTTCTCGACTGAAAACCAAGATCTTGGCTGAATCAATTGAACCTCTTGAAGGTTTGTAGACTGATAGTATGATACAGTGTTAAAGGTTATTGGTCCATTAAAATTAATAACTCCCACAGTGTTTGTAAATTCTAATAGTTTTGGGAAAGAGATGCCAAGAAATCCCCACTCTTTAATGGTTATCACTGGCTCTTTTACAATCTTTCCGTTCCAGTAAAAATCTATACCAGTTTCTAATCTACCAGTTATTGCGTCAACTGCATATATTTTTGCTCTTTCTCCAGTTGGATGGATTGCAACCATATAAAACTTTATGTGCTCTTTAGTTGATTTAATTTCAAAAATTTCTGTAGATGAATAAGGGAATGCATCTTTGTCATATCTAATTGCTGCTTGCATTGCTAAAACCTTAAAGTCATTTGATTTTTCTTTGTTGATTGGAATAGATAATCCACGGTTTTCTCTTGGATCGTATGCACCTTTTAATTCTAAGCCAGTGTATCTTGTTAAATACAAATATGGAGAACTGCCCTTATAGATTGTAAAAGGGTTTGTGCTCTTGTAGTCATAGTAGAAACCAGATTTTTTATAAGGGTAGACATCTTGTCCAAATCTAGTTCCTACTGGATTAACAGATGTTTCATTAAAAGCCTGAGATGCATATTCTAAACTTCTTAAATACACCTTCTTTTTTAATATTCCTTTTACCTTAAACTCTAAGTGAGTAACAAGTGCAAGATCTAAAACATTTATATTTTTAGGAGGATAAACAATCATATTGTCAATAACCTCATACTTGCTAGATCTCCAGTCTTCTCCTGGGATTACTATTGAGTCGTTTGACGGTTTCTCAATATTTACAAAATTTTCTGATGAAAGATTTGCACCATTTTTTATATACTGAAAAGTTATATAAGACCTAACAAGAGAATCTGTTGTATCGTACTTATAGTTTTTATAGGCTTTATTTTTTAAATCATTATAATCTAAATAGTTTGTAAAAAGTTGATTTCCTAAAGAAGAATAGTCTCTTTGAATAGGCTTACTGTATTCTTCTGATAATTCTTTGTATGTCCAAGAACCCAATTGCTCTTCTTCTATAAAAACTGAAGGAGATGGATAGTTTATGTTAAACTGTATAAAATCTAAATCGTAATAACTTTTATTTTTTTTATCTTTTACATATTTGGCAAAGTATGTTAACGGAATATAGTCTTCCCAGTATCCCTGGATATCTATATCAAGTTGATAATTTTCAAAATATAAAGATGGTGACAGGGTATAACTTGCTGTGTGTGACTGAAGAGTATTTGCTGTTGCTAAAGATGGTAGACCTGCATCAACTATAAGGTCCCACTCCCCTGGGTTATTACCAAAGTAATCTTCTGTTGAGTTATATTCTACATCTGGAGTCTGTAAATATTCAGCAAAAACGCTATCATTTTCTATAACAATTCCTTTTTCATTGAACATTGATTCTATATCTTTATGATTTCTGGAAGTACAAAATCCCGTC